GATCATGTCGTTCATATGGTTTTTCATAAAATATTCAAAATCAAATGTTGGAGATCCATATACCGTTCTGTGATTTAAATATTTATAAAATTCATTTCTATAACAACCAATAGTTAAATCAAAATCTTCAGACTCAATATACTTAAATCCAATATCTTCTAAATGTTTTGATAACTCATTTCGTTGATCTTTATTTTTGCACTCAATATAAAAACTCTCAAATTTCATCTTTGTTTCTCCTGTTAAGATAATCACTATAGTAAACTAATATTTATAATTTGCAATAGTTAATTTAATAAACTACAATGAAGAAAAATTAGGAGTTTAAAATGAAAGTATTGAAAGTTTTTGAAGGGACGGCAGAAGTGGTTGATTTTGAATTAACTACTCGAAGCTTCTTCTATAAAGGAGAAAAGTTAAAACACGAACCAAATAGCAAAAAAACAGGTTTGCTAGCAAAGCGTAAAGTATCGGATGATAATGAGCCAGAATATTTCTACAGCTTGAATAGTGACTATGTAAAAGAAAACTACCCCAAATTATTTACGGGTATGCGGAGTGTTGACTGGCCAAAAATTATTGATGAAGTATTTAAATACAATAATATTTCTCAACATCAGCTTGGGAATATGACTGGGATTTCAACTGCATATATTCAGTGGTTGCGTGAAGGCGTTCGCAAAAACCCAAGTTTTGAAATGGGAATGGCTATTATAAACCTACACCCAAACAAAAAAGAACTTTTGGAAATTTAATAATTTACAGCAATCAACCCTCCTAGTGAGGGTTTTATTTTGCATATAATATTTACTATTGAGAATTAATTAGGTAAGATTGTTTTTATTTAACGAGATTAATGCATGAAATACACAGAAGACTTTCAAAAACTGGTTGATGAGAAATTCAATTTAATTCTGGATGAGCTAAAGAAGTCCGTAGCAGATGCAATTCTCTATGGATCAACATTTAACACAATAACTTATGATGCAAATTTAGATGAAATAAAGTTTGCTGAAATTGACAAAAAATCAGTAGTTATTACTTACAAGGATAAATGGAAATGAACCACGTAATTAATGACGGCTTTATGAATCCTGACCGTTTTGGCTATGCAGTAATTCCTTTTAAGATTAGCGATAAAGATCCTAGAAAGGATGTGCCAATATGGCGAATCAATCGAACCAATGCAAGGTCTATGGGCAAGAGATTCTATGAGCATACTAAGCCTTGCAAATGTGGTTCATTTCTAAGACGTGTTTATAACAATGAATGTTTTGATTGCTGGAAGTTGGAGAAGAAAAAATGAATGTACATTTCAGTAGTGCTAAGCAAACTTGGGAGACTCCACAGGATTTATTTGACAGATTAAATGATATTTTTAATTTTAATTTAGATGCATGTGCGGAGGATGATACAGCAAAAGTTAAAAAATATTTCACCATAGATGATAATGCATTAATTCAAGACTGGATTGGAAGTGTCTGGTGCAACCCTCCCTATAACAGGGAGCAAATTAAATTTATAGAAAAAGCTTTGAATGAGAGTTTAAAACACAAATCCACTGTAGTTTTGTTAATACCAGCAAGGCCAGAAACAAAAGTGTGGCAAAACCTAATATTCAAAAATGCTTCGCAAATATGTTTTATAAAAGGAAGGCTTAAATTTGGCAACAGTAAGCATAATGCTCCATTTCCTAGCGCCTTGATTGTGTTTGGAAAGCATATTGATCTTAGTGAATTTGGTTTTTGTGTTTATTAATTATTAAGCCCTTCGGGGCTTTTTATTTACCCTTCATATTAGTTTTTATTATTAATTTTAATTTAATTGATAAAAATTATTTATTTTACTTAATCAATAAAACATCACATAATGACATCACACAAAGCAAAAGGAGATTAGAATTGTCTAAGCCAGCAACTTCATTTTTATTTTTAGGCGAACTAAAACCGCTTGAAAGTACGATTATTGAAAACACCAAGAGAACAAAAGTCCGTGATGCTATTCGCCGTTATGGGGATAGAAAGTTTAATACAACTCAAGTTGGGAACAATGTAATTGTAACTCGTATTCAGTGAGAATATAAAAATGAGCTTAATTCAGTCAAATATTAAAACAATGTCTAGTCTCGAAATTTCAGAATTAACTGGAAAGCGACACGACAATGTAAAAAGACTTATCGAGTCTTTTAGTCGAGATATTGAAAGTAGAAAAGCCTTAATAGCACGTCCTCACAGTGAGGTTATGCAAAAAGAAGTTAATGGTCGTATTTATGAGTACGAAGTTTATATTTTTGCTGGAGAGCAAGGGAAATTAGATTCTATTACCGTTGTTGCTCAGTTATGCCCTGAATTTACAGCAGCACTTGTTAAGCGTTGGTATGAACTAGAAAACCAATCACTCAAGCCACAACTACCAGACTTCACAAATCCAGTTGAGGCTGCTCGAGCATGGGCAGATGAAGTTGAAGCAAAGCAGATTGCACAAGAGCAATTAAAGCTTGCAGCTCCGAAGGTTGAATACTTTGACCGTGTAGCGGATGTGAATAATTACATGAATGCCACTACAGTTGGTCAAAAGGTTGGCATGAGTGGCACGGCATTGAATAAGCAGTTAGAGCAGTTCGATGTTTATAACCGAACAATCAAGACAGGTCGCGTATTTCAACAATGGTTTATCGACAAGGGCTTGGGCGTGATGAAAAAGACAGACAATGGATATAACCAATCTCGTTTTACCAACAAAGGTGAGCAGTGGGTTATCCAAAAACTAACAAGCGAGGGGATTGTTTAAATGAAAATTGAATTTGTTTATATATCAATAATCATTGGTCTTGTTCTATTTGGAATCTTTACCACTCATCACAGCATAAATGATATTCGACTTGATAGGTGTAGAGGTAAGGATGCAGGAACTCCCGTAATGGTATACGGCAGGGCTTACACTTGCACTGGAAACTAAAAACACATACGCCCATCGTGGCGTATTTTTTTATCATAAAAACTTTTGGTTATTAATTTACATATTAATCATTAAATTTATTTATTAGACATTATGTTATTTATATACAATAATGACGTAACAAAAGGAGAAACACATGACAAACTTTCCATTACGCTTAGAACCTGAGTTCAAAAAAGAACTTCAAGAGCTTGCTAAAAAAGACAAACGCAGTCTAACCAAGTTTATTGAAAAGATCCTTGAGGATTATGTCGATAACGAAAAAGCTAATGAGCGCTTAAACCAAAAGCGAATCAATGTAAATATTGATGATCTTTGATTGGTGAAACTATGAACGAAATATCAAAAGAAGCTTTATTCTTTATGACTTGGTTTGAAAAAGAATATCCCGAATTTATCAATCAATTTGGTGAAGTAAAAAACTTTTACGACCATGAAAAAGATGAATTCATGATTGAAGAAATACAAGACGCTTACATTGATCGAAAGAAAGGTGAAGAACCAATGCCAATGTATTTCGGGGTTAGTGGTCAGTTTAGATGACTATTAGTACCTACTAACGAGGGCTTAGCGCCCTTTTTTTATTTGACAAAAAACTTGCTTTATATAAAATTTTATATAAAATATCATGTAAACAGGAGAAAGAAATGAAATTTATATCTATTAGCAGCATTCAAAAATCAAACAAAGTTATCTTAGAAAATGACGTTGTTTGTGTTCTTAAGAACAATACTCCAGCTTTTTATACAGTGTCTGTTGAGAGGATGCAACAACTTCTTGCTATGGAGAAATCCTTAAAAGCATCAGTTCAATATCAAATAGACAAGGTAGCGGAATCTTTATCTATTGACTCACTATAGGAGATATTGAATGTTTTATTACAAAAAAAACATAGGTGACTATTACAAAAAAACTGGTCGGCTATCAATGCTTGAGCACGGAGCGTACACGCTTTTGATTGATGCGTGTTATGACCGTGAACGATTCCCTACGCTTGATGAGGCTTTGGACTGGACTTGGGCAAGAACTGACGCAGAAATAGAGGCAGTTAAGTTTATTTTAAGTAAGTTCTTTACTCTTGATGGTGATATTTACGTTCAGAAACGTATTCAAGATGAACTTGATAAATATCACGCTATGTCTGAACAAAACTCAAGAATAGCCAAAGAGCGTGAGGAAAAACGCAGGAATCGTAAACGAATCGAGCACGAAGCGTGCACAGATGGTGAACAAGTCGTAAACGAAGCGCCACCTAACCAAGAACCAAGAACCAAGAACCAAGAACCAAATATATATACACAGGACAAGCCTGTGAAATTTGTGTTCAAAAAGAAATTGGAAGAATTTGGAGCTGATACTAAGTTGGTTTCAGACTGGCTTGTGGTTAGAAAAGGAAAGAATGCAGCAAACACAGAAACGGCTTTGAATGGTTTTATGTCTCAGGTCGAAAAGTCTGGTCTTGATGTAAACACTGTTTTAAAGATTTGCGTTGATAACTCTTGGAGTGGTTTTAAACAAAGCTGGTTAGCAAACATAAACATGAGTGACTACTTGGAACAACCAAAGCAAGAAGTTAAACAGCAAGCTAATGATTTTGATTGGGCGGATTTCTAATGACTACAAACTTACATTCGATACCATATGAGCAATATGTTTTATCTTTCTTGATGGATGATGAAAACTCTTGGGCTAGTCTTGACGTTAAGCCATGCTTAGATGATTTTTACTCAGATCGTCATAAAGAGATTTTTAAGGCAATCGAAAATCAACGTATGCTTGGAAAACCATTTGATCAAATTACAATGCTTGAAGTGTTTAAGGATTTAGGCAAATTAGATTCAATTGGTGGCGAAGAATATCTTGTTGAGATGTGTTCTGTGTTTGCTGCTCCATCGGCTACAGGTTTTTACATTGAAAAACTAAAAAAACTTGCTGAATGTCGAAAAGTCGAAGAGGTCGGTAAGAAGATTGTTGAACTAGCACAAAACACAATGCAAGAGGATATGCCTAGAATCGCACAGGAGCTTGCTAGTGGCTTAGAAAGTGTTTTGGCTACTGACACTAGGATTGATATTGCAAATAGCTCTGCTGAGGCTCTGAGAGTGCTTAGTGAGAAGATTCAGCATAAGACAAGCAAAGACGGGTTAGCTTATGGTGTGAATACTGGGTTGCATAACCTAGATGCATTACTTGGTGACATTGAGCCTAGTCACTTTTGTGTGATTGCTGCTGCACCTGGTGGCGGTAAAACCACAATGGCTCAGATGATTGCTTTGAATGCAGTAAAGCGTAATGATGTGCCATGCTTGTTCATATCTTGCGAAATGGCACACTACGAGCTTACTAGCCGTATTGTGAGTGCTGTCGGTCGAATACCCTTTGACAACATTCAAAGCGGAAAAATGGAAGCTGATGATTTTGAAAGATGGGTTCAAACTACTGCACATGAATTGCAGAAATACAAATTGGATATTGTCGATAAAGCAGGTATTACAATCAATGAAATTCGTGGGGAGGTTAAGAAATCAATTGCTAAACATGGCTCAATTGGGTGTGTCATTGTTGACTACATTCAGTTGTTGAATGACCCAAGTTCTAAAGATCAATTTGAGAGAATTTCCAATGTGTCTACGGGATTAAAGCGAATAGCAAAAGATTTTAAAGTACCTGTTATCGGACTGTCACAGTTGACCAAAGAAGCACAAGGAAGAAAGATCACTATGTCTGATTTGCGTGGATCGGGTCAGATTTCGCAAGATGCCGACAAGATTATTTTGCTATCCCCTGCTTCAAATGAGGTTGGTGTTGTAACTGCTGAAGTTGCAAAGAATAGACAAGGTATGAAAGGCGAAGCTAGATTACAAACTAGATTTAATTATTGCCAATTTGCGGCTCCAAAAGTAGAGGATTTTTAAATGAATTTAATTGATATGCTTGGTGGTTATGATGTCGTTAAGGCTAAATCTGAAAGCGATATTCTATACGGAGAAAAGATTTATCTTAAACGTGCGCTTTTAGAATACCGCCGTCAAAATGAAATCTACGAACTTGGCGACCTTGTTGTATTTAAGGAGAAATATAGCAAGGACAGTGTTATTCATAAGATTGATAGTTTGCGTGCAGGTACTAAGTGTTTACGTCACGCAACGGATGAAGAGATAGAGAAGGGGTATAGAGTATGAATAACATACTAAATTCTTGGTTTAGAAAGCCAGATGATAGATTTTATAAATTCCATAAAATGATGTGCGAATCACTTATTGATCAAACATGTTTTTATGATTCGGAATATAAGACAAGGGTTGTTCTAATAAGCTCCAGTTGTTGGGATGGTGATTTTATGACTTCGAATTATGAATTTGTTGCTGTGGGAAAGGTTGGCTTGCGTCAGCGTTACTATCCAGACAAGGTTGTTTTAAATATATTTGACGCGAGATTTAGGATTAAACCCATAATCACATGTAAATAATTCAAAAAACATTTGCAATTATTCTCGATAGTGTTTACTATTGAGAATATAAATTAACAGAGAGTCTTATTATGGAATTGGTTTTAGTTGTTTCAGTAATTTTGTATTTCGCGCCTAGCATTATTGGTTTTATGCGTGGACATGCAAGCAAGTGGGCAATCTTTGCAATGAATTTGTTTTTGGGTTGGTCTGTGATTTTCTGGTTCTGGAGCTTGTTTTGGTCTTTGTCAAATAAAGGCGGAAATCAAACAGTAATCGTAAATAACCAGATCAACAACAAATGAGCAAAGAGTTTATAGGATTTGCAAAAGTCATGGTTTTGTTTTATTTGATCGTGATTTTTGCAGTAATGGGGTTAAGTAGGTTAATTCACAATGTGGTATGGGGTGTGTGATGGAAAATTGTAAAATTCGTGTAAATAATGAATCTGAGAGCAAAGAGGCTCAGGAGTTGTTTTTTGAGTTGGGTTGTAGCTGGTATGGTTGCGGGAAATACTATAACCGCATTGGGAGCTATACGTTTATTACAGCCTACCCTGATGAAATGTTATTAAGAATGGGGTGGGGTGGAGATACTGATAAAGAAATCACTCTCCCTCAACTCCGCGACCTTGTTGTGTTAAAGCGTAATGATGTGAAGGATGCGACTCATACTTGTGAGAACGGCTTCAAATATATTTTCATTAATTATCGTTGGTACTTGATGACTACAGATGGCTGGTTTCAAGTATCTGTTAATACCAAAGCACTTAAACCAATCCTGACAGTACAAGATGTATTAAACGATTTGGATGAACTCCGTGAAGAGTACAAGGACTATCGCAAAGACCCAGCCTTGATTCGCGGTGCGGATGCAGAACTTGTTGCGCAAGCTAAGAAGTTCATCACATCAGACCATTTAAATCGCTTTGAAGCAGCGGAGGCGCATTTAGAAGGTCATCCTGTGCAGTTTATGTTGGCTAACGGTGATTTCATCGATATTACATCAGATACCACTTTGGGAATCTTTGAAAAGGATGGCGGCTATTCATTTCGCCTCAAACCACAAACCATCAAGCTTGAACTTGAGCTGCCGAAGCCTTTTGAGCCGAAAGATGGGGAGAAATATTGGATTATTAGTGATGATTATGAAAATGGATATACATCATCAACATATCCACGTGTAACTATTGGAGCATGGCGCACCGAAGAAGAGATTAAGCAAGTCGTAGAGCAGCTAAGAAAAATCAAAGGTGCTGTATGAAAAAGCGAAAGAAAAAATACAACGGGAAGCAAGTTGTAAAGCAGAAGGTTCACAAGTTTCAAATGACTTGGGAAGTTAATGAGGCTAAAAATATTATCGAGCTTCATCACTTGCTTAATGGTGTGGATCCGCAAGAGTCTACTCATACACCGCTTAAAGTTTGGATGAAGGCGCATAAGGGTGATTTGGCTTTAGCATTAAAGACGCAGACGATACCGGCAGAGCAAAGTTTTCATATCGTTAGTCGTATTCATGCGGTTAATGAGAAAACAGGCGAAACGGTTGATTGTGAGTTTCAATTGGCAACTGATACCGTTATGCATTTATGGCAGTTCTTGGGTGATGTTGAATCTGATATTTATGTCAATGATGGTGGTTTTAAGAAGAAATGGCTTGGCTTTAATCATGAGCTTGAAGCTTATTTAAAGGAAGTTGGTAACGGTGAATTTGTGGTTAAGACTAATCACTGTTGTTTAACATGCTTTTCAACATTCAAAAGCTTTAGGCATGAAATGGAATTTAAATCAATTAAGTTAATGAATCCTGAATTTGGATTAGGAGTTGAAGGATGAGTTTAAAGAAATTACGCGACAAGATTAACGGGTCTGAGCCTTTAGTTGATGGTGAAACGAAAGAAATGCTAATAGAGCAATGGAAAGAGATTCACATTGAGCTAGAAGCTAAGAAGAGTGAGGACGAAAGAAACTATGTTTTATGTGAGGATCAGAAATGAAAGAATATTTAGTTAAAGATCCTGAAACGGGAAAATATTGGAATACATTCGATAAGAATGAGCGAAATATTGTTTGCGAGATTCCAGAAGGGGCAACTTTTGCTACTGGTAAAGATCAATTTGATCTTGTGTTTAGAAAAGATAATTACTACTGGAGAGTTGAAAATGGTTGTGATCCATATTGGATGAATACAACTGTAACGATTGACAATATTAATCGCCACTCTGGCATTGATTTGGCTTGGGTTAGACAAGAAGTTTTTATTGATGAATCCGAAATTGTTAGTGAAGAAATGAAATCATTAAACAGTGAAAAGCACTCTCATTATTTCAAAGATGTATCTAATTTGCTTGAGCTTGATGTTTATCGCGTATTGAAGTTATTTGATGTTACAGATCCATGCATTCAACATGCGGTCAAGAAATTGCTTTGCGCTGGTGGACGTGGGGTTAAAGATGTGGATAAGGATGTTCATGAGGCAATTGATTCTTTATTGAGATACGAGGAAATGAGAAAGGAAGATGAAAATGAATAAATTAGAATTGGCGCATGATTATGCGAAGATAATTTTAAGAAACTCAGTTGAGCGTGGATACAATCTTGGCACTAGAACAGGCATAGAGAATATTGTTGATGTGGCGTTTGATTTATCAGAAGCAATGCTTTCAGAAAACGAAAAGCGGAAAGATAAGAGTCGGCCTGAAGTTTTGGAAGAGTGGCAACCTGATTGGAGTCAAGCGCCTAATGAATCAAATTATTGGGCTATGGATGGGGATGGTAGTTGTAATTGGTACAAATATGAACCTGAAATATCTGGATATCATTGGGGTTTTGGGAGGGTGACATATAGTGCCCCTGATTTTGACTATCAAGGAGAGTGGATGGATTCATTGAGAAAACGTCCATGAAGTTAATCCTTGATGTTGAGGTTCCACTAGTTGCTCCATCAGTAAATACCTACTGGCGGGCAAATGGAAATAGGAGATTTATCACGCCAAAAGGGATTAAGTTCACAAAAGATTTGGCACATTGGGTAAAGCCATTGATGAGTGACAAGCGGCTTAGATTGGATATTGTTTTTTGCTATCCAGATAAGCGTAAGCGCGATTGCGATAATTCACTTAAATCTGTTGTCGATAGCCTTGTTAAGAATGGATTGTGTCATGATGATGAACAATTTGATGAGTTGCATATCAAGCGTGGTCCAGTCATCAAAGGTGGTTTAATTAAAATAAAAGTTTTTGAGCTGGATGTTGCAATTAACTGAAAATTTGCTATAGTTAGCGAACTGAAAAACTTTTCATATCCGTATCTAACCCCAAGATGCGGATTTTTTTTGCATAAAATTCTTGCATTAATTATAAATATAATTTACTATTGAGAATATAAAGAGGAGAGATAAAATGATTCTAGTTAAAGCTTTATGGTTGGCAATTGTTGATGTGGCTAAGTTATTTAAACATGCGCCTAAATTGTTGGTTGAATTGTTTTGGGCTTTAGCTGGTGTTTTATCTCTAATCTTGAGCGTGGTTTTGTTTCCATTAATTGTGGTGCGTAAATACAAGGTATTGAAAAATGGATCACCAAAAAGAGTTAAGGGTAAATCTAAGGGTATTAAAGTACGCAGCAACAGATTTGCTTAGAGGGTCAGTGTTGATTGTATATCACGCTGTAATGATCGTATTTAATTGGTTAAGGGGTAGGTAAATGATGGATTTTGTAAAGGCGATTGAAAAAGGTATAAAGGCTGCCGAGGATAAAGAAGCCAATATGCAAGAAATTCGAGAAATTATTACTCAGGCAAATAAGGAAATATTTGAATTTTGTGGAATGATAAACGGATTTATTGAGTTAAAGGACGGTAAATTTATCTGCAATGATGTTATTCATAGCATTTCACACAATAGAAATTGTGGCTATCCATTAATTTTAACAACTTTTTCAAAGACATATGAAGTTGCAAATGCTGAAGAGTTTGTTGATTGTATTAAGTCAATTTTGTCTTCTTCTGCATACGGAACAAAAATTAGGAGATTTAAAGGTGATCTATAAATTTTTAAAGCGCCTATTCTGCCGACATGAGTGGGAAATAGAAGAAAGTAATTTAACTGGCGATACTTATAAAGTTTGCCGTAAATGCTGGAAGGAGGTGGATTGTGAGTAAGTTTAATTCTATCAAAGTGCGGTTAAAGCTCTCTATCGGCTTTGCGGTTGGTAATCATGAATTAGATGTGTTGCTAAGTGAATACATCTCAGAGGAAGAATGGAATGCGTTAGGTTTTTTTGAAAAGCAAAGATTTGTTGAAGAGGAGATCTTAAATGAATGGGCTAATGGATACATTGAAAAAAGCGCTGAGGTGTTGGAGTGAGTGAATTTAATGCAATTTATCGAAAAGTTTGCTTGGGTGAGAGATTTGATATAAGCGCATATAAGCAATGCGAGAAAATTTACAATCACCAACAGCAAAAGATTGATGATATTACGGGTCACATCAAGACGTTAAAGGCTCTGCATAAAGAAGGAAATTTAACAATGGGCGATGTGATGATGTTTTTAAAAGGTGTAGAAGGGGTTTTGGAATGATAGATTTGAATAAGTTAAGAAGTGAGTTTGAGGAACTTCCAGAGGTTAAGCAATGGATTGATAGATTAATCTACGGTGATAATTCTGAAGTTTATATATCGGTAGATGAAACAGAAGAAAATAATGCCATTGCTACATGGATTAATGGCGCATGGTTTGTTTGGAAACAAAAAGCCAAAGCTCAGGCGGTGCCAGAGAAAAAGATTTACTTAACCTGTGAGCAATTATATGCAGCAGCAAACTTTGGTGCACCAAACAAGGATCCAGAACTTTTAGAAACTGAATTAACAATTGCTTGGTTTGATGAAGCTCATAGTGGTAGTGGTTACTATGTTTATATAAGTGAGTATCCAGAAGAAGGCGCAATGAAGCTGGAAAGCAAGGATGGGTGAGATGGAAAAAATATCCATAGATCAAGAAATTGACGAAGCTATAGCCAATGGTGAAAGCTTTTATAAAATTAGAAGACATTTTGAAAAAGCTATTTTGGAAAGGGTTTTGATTAAGACGAGAGGAAATCAAACTGAGGCGGCTAAAATGCTTGGGATTAGTCGCACGGGGTTGGGTGGGATTTTGAAGAGGGTGAGTAGATGATTATTTTTTTATGCATCTTATTATTTGCTGTTATCGCAGGGTGGAAGTCAGATAGTTGGCATGGCTCACTATTGATGGGGTTTATAATTTTAGCTTTGTTGTTATCAATATTGCGGGTTGGAGGTTGGATATGACCATTGAAGAAATCATAAATCCAAACGATGATACAATTGTGTGTTGGTCTTGTGATGCAGACGTATTGATTAAAGAACTGAGTGCCAATGATGGGTTTTGTCCGTTTTGTGATCAGGAGATTGACCTAAGTGAATATTTATGAAATCAGAGCTAATGCTCCGAAAGGGGCTACTCATTATAAGTTATGGAAGTGGGGAGATGTTGATTATATTAGGATGCATACAGAGAATATATATGACTCTTGGCATGATAAAAAATGGGTTCCTTTGCCATATGCTTACTTCTCTTATCCATTATCAATTAAACCGCTATGAGGGTTGATTATGAATATAGATGAGATTAGAAAAAATAGACCAGAGGGCGCAACGCATTATAGAGAATTTACCGAACAGTATTTAATGAATACTCAAGGTAAGTGGTATATATTTAGGGAGGGTTATTGGGAATTAACCAAAAGACCATTTACGCATGAACTTAAACCGCTTTAACGCGGTTTTTCTTTTTGTGGTATTATTTTGGGAGGCTAAAGAGAGGTTAGGCTATGAGTAATGAAGTGGGTAGACCTACTAAGTATAAAGAGGAATACAACGAACAAGCTTATAAGTTGTGCTTGCTTGGGCATACTGATGAGGAATTAGCTCAGTTCTTCGAAATTGCTACATCTACTTTATATGAATGGAAGTTAAACCATCCTGAATTTGCGGAGTCCATAAAAAAAGGTAAAGAGATTGCAGACGGGAATGTTGTTGCTTCGCTGTATCATCGCGCTATCGGCTATCAAGCGCCCGACATTGATATTAAGATGTATGAAGGCGAGATTATAGAGACACCTTATATAAAACATTATCCACCAGATGCAACAAGTGCAATCTTCTGGCTTAAGAATCGTCAACCTAAAAAATGGCGTGATAAGCAAGTTACAGAACATGAAGGTCAAATTACTATTGAAACTAAGTCGATGGAAGATATCTTTAAGTAATGGCTAATCCATACTTTAAGCCTTTGATTGGACCTGAAAAATACAAGATATGCTACGGTGGACGTGGCTCAGGTAAATCAATGGTTGTTGCTGAAATACTTGTTGAGGTGGCACGGCGCGCTAAGACCGTGATCTTGTGCGCTCGTGAGTTTCAAGGCTCAATTGAAGATTCTGTACACAAATTGTTAGCTGAAACAATTGAAAGGCTTGGCTATTTAAAAGAGTTTGAGATTCAAAATAAAACTATTACGCACTTGGGGACAGGTGCAACTTTTGTATTTTATGGAATTAAGAACAATCCAACAAAGATTAAGTCTATTCAAGGTGTTGGTGTTGCATGGATTGAAGAAGCTGAAGCAGTAACAAAAAGATCGTGGGATATTTTAATCCCGTCTATTCGTGGCGATAAAAACGCAAAGATTTTTATTACATTTAACCCCGCCAACATTCTTGATGATACCTATCAAAGATTTATTGTTAACCCACCTAAAAACTCATTGGTTTTGAAGGCTAACTACAACAACAATATTTACTTTGATGAGTCACCGTTGCGCGAAGAGATGGAAGAATGCAAAGAAAAAGACTATGAGCTTTATTTGCATATATGGGAAGGCGAACCAGTTGCAGATAGTGAGCATGCATTCATTAAGCCGATGTGGATTACTGCCGCATTAAACGCGCACGAGAAGCTAGGTTTTACTGCTAGTGGTAAGAAGTTTGGCGGGCTGGATGTTGCAGATGAAGGCGAGGACGCAAACGCATTTGCTAGACGACATGGATCTGTTTTGTATGCCATTGATGAATGGAAACAAGGTGATGTTATATTTACGGCAGATAAGGCACACACTATTGGTCTGGAAGAAAATTTAGACCAGATTACTTATGATTCTATTGGTGTGGGTGCTGGTGTTAAAGCGCGGTTCAACAGAAAGAAAAGTAAAATACGTGTTGGTGGGTTTAATGCTGGTGGTAAAGTAGCTAAACCAGAGTCACAAATTTATTTAGGCAAGAAAAATATTGATATGTTTGCCAATGCAAAGGCTCAGGAATGGTGGGCACTGCGTACACGTTTTTATAATACTTGGCGAGCTATTGAGCATGGCGATAAGTTTAAGGAAGATGAGTTAATTTCTATTTTAGTTGGCAAAGGCGGTATGACTCAAACTGAATTTGATTATCTTCGCGCAGAATTATCTCGCCCTAGAATCGATTATGACAATAACGGCAAGGTGATGGTAGAATCTAAGCAGAAAATGAAGAAGCGTGGCATCCCATCTCCGAACAAGGCGGATTCGGTTGTTTTATGCTTTGCACAGCCTAATACTGGTTTAAATATTAACATCGCCGATATTGAATCGGCTTTCGGAAGGTAAATATGTTTGATTGGTTCAAAAATAAAGAAGAAGCGCCAAAGCGAAAGCCGAAATGGAACGCTTTGTTAAATGCTATGCAAGCGCATAATGAAGGCGTGGCGATTCAGTACAAAGCGCCTTCTCTGCCTGACGGTGTTGCGCCAGATGGTCACAGTGCTATGGCAATGGATGGATTTTGCACAGCTTCGCAATATGCAGGATTAGAGCCACAGTTTTATAGCAACTTTTTGGGCTATCAAGTATTAGCTCAATTGGCTCAGTCTACCGAATATCGCCTAGTTGCTGAAACATTTGCTCAAGAAATGACGCGCGAGTGGGGTGAAGTTAAAGGTGATGACCAGGAGCGTGTTGATATTCTCATGGAGGAGTTTAATAGGCTAGATATTCGCAATCTCATCCGCAAGCACATAGAAAACGATTATTACTATGGTGGTTCTCAGCTATATATCCAGATTGAAGGTCAAGAGGATAAAACCGACTTACCTTTATTGATTAATGAGAAAGGCATCAAGAAAGGTTCATTAAAAGGCTTTACAGTCATTGAGCCGCTTTGGTCTACTCCTAGTTTTTATAATGCAAATAACGCGCTAGAGCCTGACTTCTTTAAGCCAAAACAATGGTGGGTGTTAGGCAATAATGTGCATCATAGCCGACTATTGACTCTGGTTATGCGTCCAGTTCCTGATATGTTGAAGCCAGCTTATAACTTCTATGGGATTTCAATGTCGCAATTGATGTTGCCATATGTTCAGCGCCACCAATCTATTGTAGATGCAGTGGCTAAATTAATCACTATGTTTAGCTTGACTGGTATTAAGACTGATATGTCTGCAATCTTGAATGGTGATGAAGGTGGCGCAAATCAGTTAATGATGAGATTAAAAGCATTAGCGCTTGGTCGAGATAATCAAGGTGTTCTTGCTATTGATAAGGGTCAAGATGGTGAGGAAATCTTCCAGATCAATACGCCATTATCTGGTCTTGATACATTGCTTGATAAGTTTACACAGATGCTTGCCTACCCTTCTAAGATTCCAGTATTAAAGATATTTGGAACTCCAACAGCTGGACTTGGTAATACTTCTGATGGTGAGATACGGGTATTTTACGATTGTGTTTCAGCACAGCAAGAAGCGTATATTTTGCCGCAGATCAAGGTTATCCTTGACTGTATGCAATTAAGCTTATTCGGAAATATTGATGAAAGCATTAAGTTTGTCTTTAACCCGCTTTATCAATTGGATGATAATGAGCAAGCAGACGTAAACTTGAAGAAAGCGCAAACGGCTCAGATTTACATTCAAGAGGGCGTGATTGATAATGAGGAAGCACGTCAAGCTTTGAATGATGATGAAGACAGTGGGTATCAATTAGAGGGTAATGCGCCTGAGCGTGATCCTTATGTTGAAAACGAAAATATCGATATTGATGAAAAATAGATATGGAAATAACCCTTGAGTCAATAGCGCCTAATGCATCCCTGACCAAATGGTACAGGGAGCAAATGCAAGGAATGATGGATGAGATGCGTTCTGATTTAATTCAGGACGTAGTTAAGCCTATGCGGTCTGAAATTGCTATGGATGGTATTTTAGACTGGATGGGGCATGTAATTGATGGCTTGGTTAGTCGTTGGCAAGATCGTTTAGATAAACTATCGACTCAAGTGGCGCAAGAGTTAGTGGGCAAAGCTAAAACCAACTACGACAAACGATTGTTAGGTGTTCTTCGCAAGCGTGGATTCACTGTAAACTTTCGACCAACGAAATACATGGAAGATCAAGCGCAAATTGCTTTAGGTGAAAACGTTGCTCTAATCAAGTCAATCGGTAATGAGTATTTAGATAAAGTTCGTTCTGCTGTTTGGCGTAGTGTGAAGAATGGCTATGATGTTGAATCATTAGTCAAGCAACTCAAAGAGATTGACGGCGTAACAGATCGTAGGGCAAAGAATATTGCAAAGGACCAGACGGCTAAGTTGAATCAGGCTTTTGAGAATGCTAGGGCTGAGGAACTGGGCATTAAAGAAGCTATTTGGTTGCATTCCAGCGCATCAAAGTCACCTAGACATGACCATGTTAAAGCGCACGGCACAAGGTTTGAGATAGAAAAAGGCTGCTATATTTCGGGACAGTACATCCAGCCCGCATTTTTGCCGTTTTGCAAATGTAGGAAATATCTAATAATTGATATTCCTGATTCTATGGTATAATTAAATTGCCAATAGTGGCACAACTTTGAGAGTTAAAATTATGTCTGATTTTTCCGTTGCCTTAATTAAATCTGAGTTTCGTGTGGATTCTCGCCTACTCGCTCCAGAATTAAATCACCGTCATCGCACAATACTTGAAAACATAGATAAGTATAAATCGCAATTTGAGTCACTTGGTCAGCTTCCGTTTCAAACGGAATGTGGATACAACAATTCTCAAGTTAGATTTGCTTTATTGAATGAAGATCAATGCTACTTTCTTCTAACTTTAATGCGAAACAATAATCATATTGTTGCCGCAAAGTTAAAGCTAGTTAAAGCATTTCGTGACGCTAGAACGCAATTAGCTAAGAGAGATATAGCTAGAATTGAAGGGAAACAAGTTCGACACTTGGAAACTGATGCTATTCGTGACTTGGTTGACTATGCAAGAAAAAATGGTAGCTCAAATGCAGAAATGTATTACATGACCATTACAAAGATGACAAATGCTGCTTTAGGCATTGAAGCAGGTCAGCGCGACATATTGCCTATCAGAAAATTGGATGAAATAAAGATAGCGGAAACAATGGTTAAAATTGCCATTAGTGATGGATTGAATGCTGGACTTGATTACAAGGAGATTTACAAGCTTTGCAAGGATAGGGTTTCATTTATTGCTAAGACTTTATTAAATTAGTTAATAACCCATATCAAAACAACTGATTTGTATTTTTAGTTTGGTTTGGTATTATGGTTTTATTGATCGAATCTGTGGGCGACACAGTAAGAGCAGAGCAAAGACACAAGCGGGCTAATTAATGGTTTTCCATGTAGCTTGTGCCATGCAACTATTCGCACGTTGCCGATCAATGAATCCTCTTGGGTTAAAGGTTGTACCACTAAATGACTGCTAGGAAAGACTAGCAAACTTAGAGAAGTGAATAGCACACAACAGTAACACATAGTTAAAGGTTATCTAGGTGTTCTGTATAAACCTTGTTGTATCGTGTCAGTTCACTTCATCTAAGTTAAAATTCAGACGAAAGCACAAACCCGAAAGGGATATTACGTCTTGCGAAGTGAATCAATGAAAGTGCAATCACTAGCCCTTAAACACAAAAGGTTTTAGCGCATAAGGCAAAATGCAAAGTGTGTTAGTTAAGCCAATAGAGCCACCTTCGGGTGGTTTTATTTTATCTAAACTATTTTAGATTTACTATTGAGAATTATATTCAAGAGTGGTAAGATTTAGTTATTCAGTAGAAGGGGTTTGAAATGATTAGTTTTTTAGAATATGCAATACCTATTTTAATAATAATTTTTAGTCTTGTTTTTATTGTTTGGTTGTTTAGATATAAGCCAAGTGATTACTTAAATCAAAGATTAATGATTATTGGATTTCCAGTATTTTTAGTGTTTGCAATAATTTTTATTATTATTGCTATATCAATGTTGAGTTTCGGTCATTGGATTGGTGGTTAAAATGATTAACGTAGTTTATTTGGTTTTGGTTATTCATAGTGTGTATGGAAATAGCGAGTCAATTACTAACATAACCATTCCTCAAGCAAACATAGCTCAATGTGAAGTTAACAGAAAGAACTATAAAAACACTTATAATGTGAAAGCGTCTTATTGCATCGTAGGAGTAATGCCGAAATGATTAAAGCGGAACTAGTTTCAGAATCAAAAGGAAGTGCTAGGAATTTATTGGATAAGGTGGTTTGCAGTAAAGAAAAAATACCACATACAGATTACATGTTTAATCCTAGTTACGTTGATAAAAAAAAGTTTCCAGAATTATCAATAGAGCAAAAGAGCTTGGACTTATAGAGGATGTAAAATGAAACCAGAACAGTTTATTTATGAGTACAGGGTGAATAATGGATAAACCAATAACATTTAACGAATGGTTAGGCACACAAGGCAATATGGTTCTCCTTCATGCCAATTGTTGCCGTATTGCCTTTGAAGGTGGTCAGCAGTCACAGCAAGCGAAAGTAGAGGAGCTGCAAAAGCAATTAAATGAATACATATTTGTGGCTGAAACTATTGATGAAATGTATGTGAAAGAAGTCCAGAAAAGTGACGAGCTGCAAAAGCGGGTGGACAAAGCAATTAGATTTCTTGTGGAGGCAGAATTATATCAATCAGAGCCTAACATTGATTTAGCGGTTAAAGCGCTCAAAGGGGAATCTAATGATTAAGCCTGAAGTTTATATGCTTCTTATTGTTTACGCTGTAATATGTATTTTCTTTGGATATTGCTTAGGGGTTGTTAGTAAATGACCACATTCAAAGAATGCAACCACGAATATCAATATTGCTGGATTTATAAAGCTTACTTATGTATACACTGCGACAAGATGAGGGTTGAAGATGAACATTGAAGAGATTAAGGGAAATGCGCCTGATGGGGCAGAATTTTATTATATAGATGATGGTATATTTTGCGGAGAGGTGTTCTACTTCAAGAATGGCGACTCGTGTTTTTTAGATATGTTTGACGAGAATACTAATACATGGATTAACGCCAGAATTCCAAGAATGGATGTTCAGTTTAAAGCCAGTTACTTTGCAGATTGCACAATGTCAGTTGAGCATGATCACATTAAGCCCCTTAATTGAGGGCTTTTTTTATAACCATTACTTGCTATAATCAAGAAAAGTGATATAGGTGAGTAAAAATGCCTCTAATTAAAGGTAGCTCACAGGATGTTATTCATAAGAACATTCGTGAGCTAATTGATTCAGGAAAACCGAAAGATCAAGCGATTGCCATAGCTTATAAAGAAGCTGGGATGGCGAATGATACTGACTTTGATAAGTTGGAAGAATTGTTTGATCAATGGCTTGAAGAAGAAAAGAAAGAGCCAGAACATGCAATGGATAAGTCAGCTCGTAGATACGATAGGAACAATCACTTAATTGTTGATAAAACCGTTATAACAAAAGCCGCAGTAAATCCTTATATTGGCTCATCTATCCCACGCTGGAAAGAATTAGGCTTAGATCCAAATAAAGAATACATGCTATTGCGTGATCCTGAAGAACTACGCAAGTCATTAGACACATTCAAAGGTTTACAGCTTCTCAAACGTCATATCCCTGTTGACGCATCTCAACCAGAAAAAGAATCGACTATCGGATCTATTGGCACAGACATAACAATGGATGACGAGGGCCGTGTTTGGTCATCATTGCGTGTATTTGATCAAGAAGGCATTGACTATATCGAAAGTAAGGCATTGGGAGAATTAAGCGCTGGTTACGCTTATGATGCTGTCATGAAATCGGGTACTTTTAATGGTGTGCCTTATGATGGTATTATGACGAATATTCATGGTAATCACGTTGCTATCGTTGAACGTGGTAGGATTGGAAGTGACGCGATTATCGCAGATTCAATAGAGGGTCAATTGATGACAATCAAACTTAAAAACGGAAGCCTTGCAAAACTGCAAAAACAGTTGGGCATGGATTCTTTGGAAGATGTGAAAAAAACTATTGTGGCGGTTCACGGTTCTTTGGCTCTTGATGAAGATGACAAGAAAGCCGAGGACGAGGACGACAAAAAAGCAGAAGATGAGGACGATTTAGAAATCGTTGAAGATTCTGATGATGACGACAAACAAACTCAAGCCGACAAAGACAATGAGTCTGAAGCCATGCGTCTAAAAGCACGTGAAAAGCGTGAAGAAAAAGACCGTGACGAAGATAAAAAGCAAGCTCAAGATTCAGCTATTGCTATGGATGAAATGGAAAAACGCGTCATGGCTCGCGTAAACGGCATTCATAAAGCTGCTCGAGAAGTTGAGCCTTTGGTCGGTGTTATCGCTCTTGATGGCTTTAGTTCAGACCATGAAGTTTATGCTTATGCGCTTAAACAGAAAGGTGTGGAAACTAAAGGAATTAATACTGCTGGTTTAGCTGCTCTTGTTAAGGCGCATAAAACTCCAGCCGTTGCGATGGATTCAGCGCCTAAAGCTGGTAAACTCTCTGAAACTACACTTAAAGCATTACGAGGGCTTAAATAATGGGTTTTCAAACTAGCGTAAACTTATATAACCCGATTGGTATTCCGGGTACATTTGCTTCCATTGGTCCTTATCATTCTGTAATTGCTGGATCGCTTCAGTTTGTTGCTGGTGATGCTGGATTAGCAATCGCGGCATTTGCTTGGGGATCTTTGGTTGATGGCAAGACAACCAATGCAAAACCAGCCGATACAACCAATCATTCATTAGGCTTTGTTAGCCGTAATTCAAATATTGCGGTTATTACTCAGTGGCAAGGTCAGTCATCAAACTTAATCCCTTCTGGTCTTGAAGTTACACTTCATGATCGTGGTGACTTTTATGCGGTGACAAAAACTGCTGCTACCGTTGGTCAAAAGATTTTTGCGTCTGATACAGATGGAACTATCCAGACTGGCGCGGCTGGTGCTACTGTTGCGGGTTATACAGAAACTCCGTTCTCTGTTACTACTCCGGGTCAAGCAAATTCAATCATCAAGATTTCAGCATTTTAAGGGGTAGATAATGAATTCATACGACATTCATGTATTAAACCAACGCTACAACATGAACTTGAATCCAAACTCTACAGTGTTAGCGATGGATGATATTAATGGTGGTGTAGCACAAACTATTGCAAACAGTGGTGTACCTGCTTTTTTAAGTACGTTCATTGTTCCTGGCTTCATTGAAACCCTAACCGCGCCAATGGTGCTAGGTGAAACATTTGGCGAACGTCAAATGGGTTCAAGTGCTGATTTACAAATCACTGTTGCCATCTCTGAGCTTTACGGTCAAACGTCTAGCTACGGCGACTATAACGACAATGGTATGTCTGAAAATAACGTAAACTGGGAATATCGCCAGCCTTACCGTTATCAAACAAACATTACTATTGGTGAACTTGAGCAAGAACGTGCTGCACAAGCTCGTATTCCATTGGCTGAGCAAAAGATTAAGGCTGCAACATTAACCCTTAATCAAACTCAGAACTACATTTACATTTATGGTGTGGCTGGCCTTAAAAACTACGGCTTGTTAAACGATCCTAGCTTGCTTCCTGACTCTGTTGGTGCTAACTGGTATAACTTAACTTCTGAGCAGCTTTATAATGAAGTATTGCGCTTGTACACTCAATTGGTTGAACAGTCTAATGGTGTGTTTGCTGACCAGAATGCGAAGATGACATTAATCATGTCGCCAGTAATGAAAGCTAAATTACATGCAGTCAACCAATTCGGCTTAAATGCTTGGAAGACTATTAAAGAAAACTTCCCTAATTTAGAAGTTATCGGCGTTCCTCAGTATTCAACTGATGCGGGTGAAAAGATCCAATTAGTTGTAAACAGCTTCATGGGTCAAGATACGCTTGATCTTGCTTTTGTTGAGAAACTGCGTGTTCACGCTGTTGATGTTCGCACATCTTCTTGGTATCAAAAACGCAGTCAATCTACACTAGGCGCTATCATTTATCGCCCATTCTTGATTGCTAACCAATTGGCAACCAATACACCCTAATCAGTAACAAGAAAGTGCTACCCTAGCGGTAGCATTTTTTTTAAGTTAAGATAACGTTATCAAATAAGAGGTTTAAACAATGGCTACAGTAACAATCGCTTGCCGACTTCCCAATGGTTTAACACTGGAAGTTGACGGAGTTAAAAAAACAATTAATGGGTACAACTCGGTTGCATCATCTTTAATTGTTGGAGAACACAATAAGATTGGTATCACCGAAGATGTTGACAAGGCATTTTGGGACAAGTGGCGTGAAACTTACAAAGATCACCCAATTTGCATTAATCAGCATGTTTACGAAACTAAATCTGAAAGCTCAGCAAAAGCTCAAGCTAAGGAATTGAAAGGCGTTAAATCTGGTCTTGATCAAAAAACCACACAAGAGTTAGACAAAGCTACTGGTGCTAAAAAAGACTCTGACGAGGTGTAAGCATGTCTAACGTTTTCGTTTTTGATCCTGCTGCGTTTAAGCTTGCTTATCCGCAGTTTGCAAAGTTCACTAATGAACAATTGATGAACTTCTTTGAAGAGGTGGAAAACACTATTGTTGATAACACTGAATCATCTTGCTTTAGTTTAAAAGACCGCAAGAAGTGGTTTTATCTATTGGTGGCTCATAACGCAGAATTGCAAAATAGGATCAATGACGGAAACAGCGGCTTGGTTGGTCGTATTAGCTCTGCTACAGAAGGCTCTGTATCTATTAGCACTGACTACTCTATGGGTAGTGGTGCTTTAGAGCAATGGCTTAAACAAACGCCTTACGGGGCTAAATTCTATGCGTTTACTGCGCCATATCGAACAGCCTTGTGGGTGGCTGCTACTGCCCCTATGCCAGTTAAACGCACTAAATGGCCTTATCCTTTTGGATGGGGCGGCTATTAATTAAGAGGCATTGTTATGGAAAAAATAGTTGAAGCGCTTAAACTGCTTTTAGATGATTACGATGTTTATATGGCTGGTGGAAAATCTTTGTTTGATTGGTCGAATAGGGATCTCATCTTTAAAGATGGCTATGGTCTTGGCTCAGAAGGCTGGGATCTTTAGTGTCAATCAAACGCACAGGCTCACTAGACCAAGCATTAAACCGCTTGGTTTCTAGTAATGATCAGTATGTAAAGGCTGGGGTAATGCCCGGATCAAAATATCCAGATGGCACCAGCGTTGCTACTGTGGCTTATAAGAACGAATATGGGTTTAAGAATATTCCGAGTCGTCCATTTATAAGAACCACTGTAAGAGAGCAAAAAGCTGCTTGGGTGGAGCTAACCAAGAAAGGTATTAAGGCTGGGTATACATTAGAGCATACGCTTAATTTGGTTGGGTTGAGTATGCAGAATGAGATTCAATACTCTATTATGATATGGTCACAGCCTCCAAACGCACCATACACCATTAAAAAGAAAGGGCAAAATTCGCCGTTAAGGGATAGTTTGCTCATGCATGACAGTATTAAATACGAAGTTGTTGAGGGTAAATTATGAAAGTATCAATAAAATTAAATTCAGAAAAACTCTACCAAAAGCTTGAAAAGGCCATTGAAAATTTTAAAGATGAGGAATCAAAACAATTGAATGATGTTGATATTGGCAAATGTTCGGATGACTACATTACGGCACTACTTATATTTGATCAGACACTCTTTACGACAAAAGTTATAGATTAATTAAAACACCTATTGCATTCTCAATAGTAAATAAATATAATGATTTTATAACAAGCAATAAAGCTTAAATGTAGGACGATGAAAATGTTTACTCAAGAATTTTTAAACCTAGGCCGTATTGCAGCAGAAGCAGCAATCGAAACACTAATCGAAAAGGCTAAGAACGAAACTGGTAAGACTGTTAGCTTTACAGAAATGCTTGATTTAACTAGAACAGATGAGTCAGTATCTAAAATGTACGAAGAACTTTTACTAAAAGGTATGCAATTTATGACACTTAACGGTGGTGCTCAATAATGGGGCCGCATCTTTGTATGGATTGGGTGAAAAAGTACGGCGGTAGAGAGTTTGATTACTTAACAAATTTAAGCGTAGTTGAACATGTTGCAGATAAAGCTAAGGAAATCGCAATTTCAGAAGAAGAAATAAAGCTTTGTGATGCGGCAAAAGAAGCGGCAATAAAGCAAATACAGGAAATCCATAAATAACCCGCCCAGCTCTGGCTTTTCTTATTTCAGTTAGCGTAAATATTTCAAAAATTAAGCTATACTAGCCTCATCAAACGATGGGGCTTTTTTAATGAGTCTAAGATTAAGAAGTATAGCTAACAGCATCACAACGGCAGTAAATAGCAATACAGAAGCGCTCTTGAAAGTTGCTGAAGGTTTTACTGTCACACCAGATGGAACGCAAGTTCCGCAATACATTGTACAGCCCAAAGTTGTTCAGGCTCAGTCAATGAGCGTGGAGGATTTGAAGCATCTAGGATTTGCTAACCAGCAAGGACAATTCTTATCTATCTATGCTGATGGCATGATTCCAGCGATTAGACGCGCCATGCAAAAAGGTACGTCTATTATTGTTATGAATCCATATGGTGAAGCATTCCCTACCGAATGGCAAGTTAAAGCTGTTCTTGAGTCATATTGTGACGAAATCGCCGTTGAAGGTGAAAATAACTATAGCGGATGGGTGAAAATTCTAGTTCAAAATACTGGTAAAGAATCACCACATGATGCTCGCTATTTTGGTTTTGCTGGATCCGATGCTAAGCCATTCACACAAGGAGTATTTGCGCCATGAGCATGTTAACCGACCTTTACACAGATATGCGCCAGTATCTGCTTAAAACCTTCAACCTGCCCGCAAATGATACAACGGTCATTAGAGGCTACAACAATCTAAACCCAATCCCTAAAAACGCCATTATCATGACTTTTATGCAAGGTCGTCATTTGGACCAGAAGTCTGTCAATTATGATGGCAATAAACAGATCATCTTTAATTCTATGCAAGGCACAATGCAGTTAGATTTTTATGGTGATAACTCAATGGATCGGGCGCAAGAAGTACAAACTCTGTGGAATAGCCCTTATACTACTGATACGCTAATTAATTGCGTACCATTGGGAAATCCGCGCATACGTGATTTATCTTTCGTTAATGAGGCTGGAATGTATGAATTGCGCTTTATGATTGAAGCCGACTTGCAATACAATACAAAGTACGAAAAAACAGTTAATATACTGGAAGACGTTTCTCAAATCGATTTGGAGTCTATCAATGCAGTTTAACTCTATCCCAGCAAGTAACATTGCTGCTGTCTACCCTGCCGTGATTGGTGGCGGTGGCAATCCACTAGGATTAAATACAACTTTATTTGTAAATGAAGCTGTATATCCAAACTATGAATATTTTTCCAATACTCTAGTCGGTCAGCACTATGGTCTAGAAAGTGATGTTTATAAGTTTGCTACCGTTTACTTTAACGGTTTTAATAACGCAACTACTCGACCAAACTCGCTATTTATTGCAACATACAATTCAGATGAATACCCTGCCACTATTATCGGCGGTGATATTACTGGAACAAGTATTGCTGACCTTAAATTGATTAACGGCAGCTTAAATATCGTTGTCGATGGCGTGTCAAAGAACGTTACTGTTGATTTAAGCACTGCAAACTCATATAGCGATGCGGCTGCTCTAATTGGCACAGCATTAACTTTGACTTGTGTTTACCAATCCACAACTAAAGGTTTTGTAATTCAATCAGGTACTACGGGCGAAGGCTCAACTATTAGTTTTGCGACTGGTACTGTGGCTGATAAGTTGAAATTAACTCAAGACACTGGTGCAATCCTAAACAATCATACAACGCAAGATACGCCTGAAACTGCGGCATTGAGCGCAATTCAGTTTAGTAGTAACTTTGTGAACTTCACTTATGCAAATGGCGTATTTGATGACGATGCTCTAAAAGCTTTTGCTACTTGGATTACTCAACAAAATAGCCGATTCAAGCTATACACATGGGGTCTTGATCCTGTCGCCATCGGTCAAAGCGGTGCTTCATTTGGCGAATGGGCAAAAGAAAATACTAGCGGTGTTGTTCCGATTTACGGTACTTTCGACAAAGCTGCTTTCTTCTGTGGTGTTTCTGGTTCAATCAACTATCAAGAAACTAACGGACGCACAACTACTGCTTTCCGCAGTCAAGATGGTTTAGTTCCAGACGTAACAAATGAAGCTGATGCGGAAACATTAGTTAAGAATGGTTATTCATTCTATGGCGCTTGGGCTACTGCTAATGATCGCTTCCAGTTTGCTGGCAATGGCTCTGTAACTGGTCAGTACAAATGGATTGATAACTATGACTTCCAAGTGTTCTTGCGTACTCAGTTACAGCTTGCGTATATGAACATGTTCCAAGCTCAAAAGACAATTCCATACAATGATCAAGGCATTGCTACAGTTCGAGCATATTCACAAGATCCAATTGATCAAGGTGTTAACTTTGGTGGTATCCGCGCTGGTGTAAACTTGTCTAATGCTCAAAAGTTCCAAGTCAATCAAGAAGCTGGTTTTGACGCTGCTAGTCAATTGTTTACAAAAGGCTGGGCTTTATCTATTACTTTGCCAGACTCGCAAACTCGCGTGGCTCGTGAATCATTTATTATCAAGTTATTCTATACGGACGGCTCTAGCATGCAACGTCTAGAAATGACTGCTACTAACGTTCAGTAAGGAGATTAACTTATGGCAATGGGTCTTAATCCAAATACAATTACATCGGCAAACAGTATTGTACAGTTTCGCTGTGCTGGTTTATATGATGACTGGATTACTATTGAAGGCGCACAGTCTGACGCATTTGTAACGTTTTCTGATGTTACACTAGCTCAAACTCGTGTCGGCGTGGATGGTAAGCAATCTATGGGCTTCATTCCGCATGAAACCCCGATTACTGTATCACTTGAAGCAAACAGCCGATCTGTACCAGTTTTGGAAACCGTCTATAATGACTTTATTCAAAACATGGAAGTACGCCGTTGTGAATTCCAGATCAGCTACCCTTCTGTTAAGCGCAAACAAACGCTTACGGGCACAATGGTAGCTAAGTCAGGCGGTACTGGTATTGCACAGCTTTTAAATGGACATACATATAACTTTAATATGATGTCTAGCGGTATCGAAGAAACCAACTAACCATAAGGGGAGAAATCCCCTTTCTATTTTTTAGAGGCTAAAATCATGTCTGAAGGCTTAAAGACAAAAACAGTTACTATTGAAGATGGTCGAGATAAAGGCAAAGTTTTCAAAATCACGGAAATGCCAGCGATTCAAGCCGATGAATGGGCACATCGTCTTTTAGAACAAGCCGCGAATAGTGGGGTTAACTTAAAAGATGTTGATGTATTGAATCTTGATACAAAATCAATGGCTGGAATGATTGAAATTGGCGCAGCAGTCTTTACCGTATTGGGTCGCATTCCGCATGAAATCTCACGCGAACTAAAGTTTGATTTGCTTGATCGCTGTGTGCAAATTGTTCCTAAGTCTGGTGAGCCACGTATTTGTATGTGGGATCAGGAGATTAAAGACTTTAAGAACTTCACTATTCTAGCTGCTCACGCAATTGGGATTCATATTGATTTTTTAGAACAAGGCGAAGCTTAATACTTGACTATTCTTATCGCAAGGACGCGATGAGTAATCAGGATCTAAAAGAAGGTGTCTTGGCTAGCCCTCTAAATGTGTCTGAAACTGTGTATAGGGCGCTATTGACTGGAATGTGTAGTTACCACCAACTAAACACTTGTATCGGTCTTGAGGGTGCGCTAAACATGATTGAGGTTAAGCAAGTCGCCGACTACAACGAAGCAAAAATCAAATATTTTGCTAGTCAGGAACAGAGGTAAAAATGGCTGAAAATATTGTTGAGTCGATAATTGTAAAGCTTGGGTTGGACGGCTCACAATATAATCGTGAAGCCGAAAAAGCCAAGTCAAATAATGACAAGCTGAATAAGTCTGTCAGCGAAACCGATAAGATTGTTGGCAACGTAACAAAGACTTTAGCGCGGTGGTTTAGTGTAGCTGCCGCCGCTACTGGCATTCTTAAAATGGTTGATCAGGTGCAAAAGCTCAATGATGAGCTTTATCATCTTGAGCGAAATTTAGGAATGTCAGCAAGCACCATTAAAAATTGGCAAGGCGCTGCTGGTGCAATGGGTGGATCTGCTCAAGGCATGACTGAATCAATCAAATCCCTAAACATGGGAATGAATGATTTTGTCACAATGGGCGATACCACTCTATTGCCATTCATGAATGCTTTGGGTGTTGGCATGGTCGATGCTCAGGGCAAGCTAAGAAAAACCGATGATGTGATGTTAGACCTTGCGGATTCATTCTCCAAAATGGACCGTGAACAAGCATTTTCTATTGCCTCGAAAATGGGAATTGACGAGGGTACATTCAATACGCTTGTACAAGGGCGTAAAGAAATGGAGAAGATGCTTGAATATCAATCCAAGATGTACAAATCTTCTGAAGAAGAATTAAAAGCTTCTCGTCAATTAGCGCAAAACCGAGCATTGCTAGGCCAGCATTGGGAATCACTTAAAACAATGATGGCAAATGCTATCATCCCGTTATTTGTGAAACTTAGCGAGGTTGCGCTTGGTATATTCGAATATCTTCAAGAAAACCAACAAGCCGTACAAGCCGTATTCAAAGGCATATCTTTTGTAATTGGCGCTATTCTCATCCCAATTCTAGCAAAGGCTACAGTTGCAGCTTTGGCGTTTATCGCTCCATTTGCTCCATTTATTTTAGTTGTAGGTGCATTAGGTGCAGCATTTGGCTTGCTATATGATGACTATAAAACTTGGGCTGAAGGTGGTAAGTCTTTATTCGATTGGGGTGCATTCAGAAAGTATATTGATGACTCAACCTTATCGACTGACAACCTTAAAAATGCATTCAAAAACTTGACCAAAGAAATTATGAGTAGCGCAATGCCTACTTTGCAAGGCTATGCTGAGGTAGTTCAAAAGCTTTTACGTGGTGACTTTAAGGGGGCTGGATCGCAAGCTTGGGATATGGTTAAACAATTTGGCGCTAATGTTGCTGGTGTTGTTGATGATTTAACAGGTCAAGCACAAGGAACGTTGGCTAATGCTGTTGGTAATCTTGTGAATCCGAGTACACCTCCTGCGACTGGAAATGCTCAAGCGTCTTATAGATCAAAAGCATTCACACCAGAAAAAGCTGCTTCTATTGCGCGTGTAGCTAAAAATATTGGTGTTAATCCTAATGATTTGGCTGCTGTTATTTCATTTGAAACTGGTGGAACTTTCAGTCCTAGTAAGAGAAACCCGAAATCTTCTGCAACTGGATTAATTCAGTTCATGGCGGGATCTGGCGGGACTAAAGGGAAATACTATGGCATGACTCGTGACCAATTTGGTTCACTGTCTTTTGATGAACAAATGAGGTATGTTGAGAAATACTTTATGGATCGCAGTAGTAGATTTAGGGCTGGTAATGAAGCTAAGAATACTACTGGTGATGTATACGGTGCTGTAACTGGCTACGGATACAAGAAAGGGTCAAGAGAGTATGAGTTAAATAAAGTATGGGATTCAAACAAGAATGGCATAATCGAAAAAGGTGAAATGGTGCAAAACCCATCATTTAGGGCGCACCAACGACAATATTTTGATATGTCAAACGTAGCTGCTGTTCAGCAATCTACTCGTCAAGGCGACTTTATTGACTTAACCAAAGCTAGACAAAACCAAGCAATGGCAAACAAGGCTAATGAAGTCCAAGTAAATGTAGGTGATATTAACATCCAAACATCATCTAGTACCGTTACTGGTAATGTCCAAGATGCAATGGGTGCGATTAAAGATCAATTCTATCAATTCCGAAATTCATTTAATTAGGTGATATATGCTAGCTGGAATGCCTTCTGTACCCAACTTTATACCAGTAAAGGCCTTGACAAATGTCGGGCTTTCATTGGGCGGTGCTGCTCTAATTAACGGTGTATTTGGCAAAACATGGGGGATTGTCAATCAATTTGGTATACCTATTGTTTTGGCTGACACTGTTGTAAGTATGAATTATGATGCTGGGTCTAGCATTTCAAAATATCCAGTAGAGCAAGGCTCATTTGCTTCATACAACAAAGTGAATGCTCCGTCTATGGCTACTGTTTCAATGTCAAAAGGCAGTGGTGGTGTGCTTGAAAGAAGCTTGTTTCTAGGGCAAATTGAAGCTCTATTAAAATCGACTGTAAGCTTTCACATCATTACACCTGAGTACGTTTATCTAAATTATCAGATTGTTGGAATTAACCATGCCCGCTCTGCTCAAGATGGCGCAACAATGATTACAGTAAATATTGATCTTGAAGAGGTGTTAGAGGCTAAAGTGGAATACTCTATTGAAGAGGTAAAAGCGCCTAGCGACTCTAAAACTGTAGATGGTGGTGCTAAGCAATCAACACAGCGAACCAGTGTTTTACGTGGACTTTTTGGAGGATAACATGGCTCAATACGATATTCCTTTGGCACAAGTCCCGAACCAATTTTTTACCACATCATTAAATGGTGTTACTTGGGCAATCACACTAGAAACTCGATTAAATAACTTATATATCAGTTTATCTAATAATAATGATGGTGATGTATTGTTAAATCGAATATGCCTAAACCGAACTTATTTAGGGCATGGCTTTATCTTTGTCGACATAGATGGAAATAGTGATCCTGAATACACAGGCTTGGGCACTCGTTATTTACTTATCTGGACAGACGAAGTATGATTTTATGGTGCCTAGCCTGACGAGGTGAAGATGAAGAAAGCCTATTCATCGTGGCACACCAAAATTATTTAAATTAGTTATTGCATTCTCAATAGTAAATAAATATAATGAGTTCATACCAAGCAATTAGCTAAAAGGAAATTCAAAATGAAAGACAAAGTTATTAAATTATTAATCAAATGGGGCTATAACGAGGAAACTGTAAAATTAATGGTAGAAGCTAACTTTGATATTGCTATTAAGTCTTATCCTGATTCAAAACCCTCTTTTATTGCTGATGTGGTCTGCACCCTATGATTATGGTGTGGGTTGATGCTTCCGAAATAAAGCATGGAGATACCGTTATATGTAAAAAAGGACATATAAAAACTGTTTCCAGAAAGGATATTAGCAACGGTTTTATGGGTTTGTGCATTTTTGGATACCCATATGGGAATCTTAAAGAAAAAATAGAGAAATGTTTATTTCCTGTTTGGTATCAAGGTGAGGTAATTAGATATGAATGACATTCATTCAAAAGCGCCTAAAGGGGCTACACACTATTTTAAAAATGAATTCATTGTTTCTTATTTTTTTTATTCCAATGATGTTGAATTGTGGTTTGTTTGGGATAAGCATTTTGAATACTGGAGTTCAAAAATATTCATGGACCGCATTAAAAATTTAAAAAAATTAAATTAATGCTAAAATAGCCTCCAATACGGAGGCTTTTTATTGTGAAAAAGAAGGTCATTAAAATAACGCTAACATTGCAAGATGGCGTTCAAACTTTTACGGCTGAAGGTGATAACCGATTGTCATCTACTGGCTTGGCTATATCCACAAATATCACATATGGCAATGGGACTATTTCTCCGACTGCTCAAATCACCGCTTATGGCCTACCCCTTTCTACAGTGAATAAGCTTACGCGCGTCCAATGGAATACCATGCAAGCAATTCTAAACATGGTTAAGATTGAGGTCGGCGAACAGGGACAGCCACTAAAAGTTGCTTATGAGGGGAATATTACATTTGCGACAGTCAATACAGATGGCGCGCCAAATGTAGCGCTAGTGATTACAAGTCAAATGGCTGTAGTTGAAAAAATGCGCCCTACTGCACCATTCATCATCCCAAAAGGTGAAGAAGTTGATGCGGCAGATATTGTTAAACTCTTAGCGCAAGATATGCAATATGAGTTTGAAAACTACGGTGTTACTCATATCTTAACAGACACCACATTGAACGGCTCAAACATAGAAAAAATTGAGAAGTTAGCTCAAATGTGCGACTTTGATTTGTACATCGAGCAAAGATTAATTGTTATTTGCAAGAAAGGTGGAGATAGGGAAGTTAAAATACCAATCATTACACCTAAGACAGGCTTGATTGGCTACCCTGCTCCAGATCAAAGAGGAATAACATTTAGTTGTGCTTATGATCCACTAGTTAGATTTGGTGGTATTGTGCAAATCAGAGAAAGCATTATAGGTGATGTTGTCAATCAAGATTGGCGTGTATATGGTCTTGTTGCTACACTTGAGGCAAATATTCCACAAGGCAAGTGGCAAATGAATGTGAATGCGACTTGGAGGAACTCGAAAGATGCAGCAGTCCAACGCTAGTGGCTTTAACATCAATAATCTTGGTGGAGCTAAAGAATTTAAGGCTAATATTCTCTCAATTCTTTCTAGTGAGTTAAACACTGGTGAAGTTGTGGAGATAACAGAAGTCTATTCAAATGATAATGGCCCTGTAGGTTTTGTCTCTGTTAAGCCTATGCTTTATCGCATTGGCGCAGATAACAACAACCTAGAACTAGGTGAAATCCATAATGTGCCGTATTACCGCATACAGGGCGGGAAGAATGCGGTTATATGCGATCCGCAAGTTGGCGATATAGGGTTTTGCGTATTTGCGACTCGTGACACATCATTGCTAAAGCGAACTCGTTCAAGAGTTGGGCCAAACGTAAATCGCATTTGCGACCAGTCAGACGCATTTTTAACAATGACTTGGAGTAAGGAAGAAGCCGAACAATATATCTGGTTTAAGGGTGATGAAGTCCATATCAAGGCAAATTCAAAGATTGTTCTTGATGCGCCAGAAGTCAGCATAACAGGAAAATTAACAGTATCAGGCATAATTGAATCTTTAGCTGATATAATCACTAAAGGTATTAGCTTGTTTACTCACAAACATGGCGGGGTGCAATCAGGCCCTAGTGATACAGGAAATCCAAAGGCTTAATTATGCAATTACATGAGTTATTCTGGTTCTTTATTGGTTTTGTTGCGGCATTTATTGTTTTGCATTCTGCAAGAAGTATTGCCTACGCAGTGGCGGCATTTTTCACCTTGTTGATTGTACTAAATATCATGGGGGTGAATATTATATGAAAACCATGTTTCTAAACCCAAAAACTTGGGATTTAGCCTTAGACACACAAGGGAATATTGCTGTAGCTACCGAAGAGTACCAACAAGCGCAAGACATTGCGTGTTCATGTCGTGTTTTTCTTGGAGATGACTATTACAATAAGAATGATGGAATCCCTTATTTAGAGTCAATCATGGGTAAATTTGGCTATCCAATCTCTTTATATCAGCGCCATTTACAAGAAAGATCGTTGCTTGTTTCTGGTGTAGTATCGGTTAATGTAAAATTGGCTTTGGATAAGGATCGTGTAGCGTCTGGATCTATTGAGTTTACAAATGATAAAAATCTTAGCGGAGTAGTGGGCTTATGATCCCAAAGATAGAAATAACTGATGTTGGTTACTCGGTTCCAGATACCGAACAAATCAATAATGGCACATGGGAAATGATTGATGACTCCTTTGGGGGCAATGTTTCTCGCGTTCAAGGTTCGCCACAGTACCAATTAAACACTTCATGGACTGCTGTAATTAAAGATTGTTATGACAAGCTTGTTTATCTAGCTAACCAATATGATCCACGTTATGCGCAAGGTATTTTTCAGGATGCTATTGGTGAGCTTTATTTTTTAACAAGAAAGCTTGCTACCCGTTCTCAATGCCCTGTTGTGTTTGAGGGCTTGTCTGGTGCTCCTATTCCAGAAGGTTTTGCCGTTCAGGATTTGTCTGGTCGAACTTGGCGAACTAATGGAACGTACAATATTGGCTCAAATGGCAAAGTGACTATTACAGTAACTTGTGATGAAGCTGGAGCTATTGAAGCACTACCTAACTCTATTGTTGTTATCCCGACATCTATTAACGGTCTTGATCGTGTTTACAATGAAGATAGCGCAGTGATGGGATATGATGAAGAAAGTCGTGTTGATTTTGAGGTTCGTAGAAAAGAGTCTGTAGCAATCAATTCTAAAATGACTGATTCAGCTACACTTGGCGCAGTTTTGGCAGTTCGTGATGTTGTAGATGCTTATGTAATCTCAAACCCGACCGATGCGACTGTAACAGTAGGCTCAACAAATTATCCATTAATTCGAAATTCTATCTGTGTTTCTGTTGTTGGTGGCAATGATTATGATGTAGCAAAAGCCGCTTTTATTAAAGCTGGTACTGGCTGCTCTTGGAATGGCAATACAGACGTGACAGTAATTGCTGAGGATTATCCATCTAACCCGCCACAATATCCAATTAAGATTTTACGTCCTGATTTTCTTGATATTTGGGTAAAAGTTATTGTTAAAGATAAAGATGCGATTTCTTACACTATTGAGCAAGAAGTCATTAATCATATTCTGACTAGCGCCGCTTCGGGTGAAAACAAGGTTCGTATTGGTAAGGATTTTATACCAGCCGATTATATCTGTGGTATGCCGAAAATCGGATTAAAAGGAATTGTGGCAAGTACGGATAATGCCACATGGGTTAATGAAATCCCTATTGGTATTGATCAATTCCCATCTTTAAATTCTTTTAGAATTTCTATTGAGGAAAGTTAATGGAGAATATTAAAGATACGATAATGTCGCAGTACGCACACAGCCCTACAATATTGGCACTTATTGATGGCATTAATGAAGTAATAGATCCTCAATATTTTATTGATGATTTTTATGAAAAGGTTTATCGCTTATCTAGCGCTGAAGGCTTTGGCTTAGATATTTGGGCGGATAAGGTTGGTGTTTCTCGCTTTGCCAGAACTGCCGACCCTAATGCAAAGACATGGGGATTCCAGCCAGATTACCAGCCATTTAATACCTATCCATTTTCTGATGGTGGCGCATTTGCCTCTTATCGTTTAACCGATGCGGACTTAAGAAAGTTAATCATCATCAAGGCGGCTTCAAATATCCTCTATGCAACCGCATGGAATATTAATAAGTTTTTGCTAATGGTTTTTGATGGTCGTAAGGCTTATTACGATATTGTGAGTCATATGTCAGCCGAATATGTTTTTGAGTTTGCATTAACTCCATTTGATCGACTTATTGTCTATACTCTTAAAATGTTGCCAATGCCTTCAGGTGTTGGAATATCATATAAAGAGATTGATGTGGATAGAACATTTGGCTTTAATGGCTCAGAGTTGAGCAACTTTAACAATGGAGTTTTCTATAGTGGCTAATCCTATATTTATCCCGATAGCATTTGCTGCTAACGGAATTAAGAATCTTATTCAAAAGGTTCGGCAAGTCGGGCAAGATCCAGAGGATTTTACATGGAACGAAGGCGCGCCCTTAATTACTATGACAAAAATCGAAGATGGCGGCAAGGCACCAAAAGGTCAGGACGTAAATGGCGTTCTTAATGCTCTGTCCGAGCACGTCATCTATGGGCAAAATGGCAACCGTTACACATGGTCACAAGATGTTGTGGATGAATTTGGTGGATACGCATTAGGCGCAATTGTTCAATCCGATGATACCACAAAAGAATTTAGAAGCCTTGTAGCTAATAACACGGTAAACCCGAATAATGGGCTTGGTGGGGCTTGGGAGGTTTATAGCGGGCAAGGAAGCATTCCGACTGCAACAAGTACAACCGCAGGCATTACGAAGGTTTTAAATGTCTTAAATAGTAATGATGTTGGATCTGCTTTAAGTGCTGCTCAAGGTAAAGCTCTGAAAGACATCTTTGATAAGTTTTCGCTTAATACTGGGACAGATGGAGAGCTGAAAATACCTATTGGCAATTTGACATTTGTTGCTAAATGGGGGAAAACCCCAAATCAAGATGTTCCATCAAGTGGATCTCCTGTTAGTGTATCATTTGCAACAGCATTCCCGAATGCATGCTTAAATCTACAATTAACACCAGACGCAACTGGCGGCACCAATCCAAATGCATTTGCATCGGTTTTAACAAAAAGTCGAACAGGATTTACCGCTTACTTATACGAATACACACCAACAACACAGAATGTTGGCATTTCATGGCTTGCAATAGGATACTAATATGACCAATCCAACACTTATTACAACCCCATTCGCTGAAAATGGCGATAAAAACATTATTCCAGAATCAGTTGGCGCTAACCCGCAAAATGCAACTATGCAAGCTGGATTCCCGCCAATCACTCAACAAAAGATTTCTGAGGGTGGTATTCCGCCTGAGCGAAATGATTTTAATGGAATTCTAAATTTATATGGTCAGCACATTGTTCACTTAAACAAGGGCTTGCCTTATGAATTTGACCAATCCTTTGCTGATGCAATTGGTGGCTATCCATTAAATGCCCGCTTGATGCTTGATAACGGGGATATTGTTCAATCAACAATTGCTAATAATGTCAATAATCCAAATTCAAACATGAATGGATGGGTTAAAAAAGGGAATTTAATTGAAGTTGAATCAATTTCTGAATTGCTTGATATTCAAAATCCAAAGGATGGCGATGTGGTTTTGGTTTTGTCTTATTACGCTGGTGAAAATAAAGGTGGTGACAATTTCTATTTTGATTCAACGAAAGTTTCTACAAACAACGGTGTAACAATCTTTAATGGTTGGATTCGTGACTTGTCAGATAAAGTGCTTTCAACTGATGATGCAGGTCTAAAAGGGGATGGTACAGATACAGATGTAACTAGCAGATTACGTACTTTTGCGCAATTAGCATCACGTAACGGTTTTACAGTTCAGATAATTGGAACATATTACCCGTCCTCAAGCATCGTTTTCAGCAATGCTGTAGATTTAAAAATTGTCGGCATTAACTCGAAAATCGAAGCAGATCGCGCAAACTGGACGTTTGACGGTACAAAACGTGGTGTGATCTATGCAAATGACTGCCCAAACATTGTTATTAGTAATTTAAAAGATATTAAGGGCGTAACACTTACAAATTACAACATCCCGTTGGGCGAAGCGAGAATGCAGGATGGCGATGCTGGAATACAACTTGTACGTTGTGATAACAATATCATAATGCACTGTGGTGTTAGCTATGTGAAAACATGGGGCATTCTTGCTGAATCATGTAAGCAATCAACGATTATTTATAACAATATTTCTAAATGCTTGCGCCAATCAGGTATCAATGCAATCGTCAACTCCTCTGGCGAGGGTACTATTATTGCGCACAACAATATTTCTGAGTGCGGCTTGTATGCTATTGAGTTGGAAACACAAGTTGCAAGTAAGGGAAAACATTTAGTACACGATAATATTATTTATAACTGCCAAGTTGGGATTTCTGGAGTCGGGAAACTCTTTGATACATCAATTCATGACAATATGATTACTGATTGTGCGCAGGCATTTTTAACAGTTAATACTAATCAGACAGCAACAAAATCGGAGAGATTAAAAATATACGATAACATTGTATTGCGATGTGCGAGTGGTTATCGTTATAGCGGAACGTGGTATGCAGATTTTTATGACAACACGCTTGACGGTGCGAATGTTCCAGCATATGGATTAACAAGCCCATACCATGCTGTTGAGCAATTGATTGATTCAACCTCTTTTAAGTCGATTCGTGATTTCACCGTTGGATCAACTATCTACATTAATGATGTTGCATACACGGTCACAGCAAGCAGTAGTGCTACTGATACAGAATTCGGCGCGGGTACTGTTTACACAATCACGGTAAATAATGCGTTAACTGGAGTACAAAATGGCGATGCTATCAAAACGCCAATGACTGTGCAGAAATGTATTGATGCTTGGTATCTTGAGAATCGTTACACAAATATTGAGAGAAACACTGTCCGCAATTACCCTTCTGGTTACTATACGCAGCCAACAATGGTTACTGGCGCAGGGAATACAGTAGCTAAAAACAGATTTATCGATTGTACTAATGCAATTAATAGTCCAACTGATACACAAGGTATTAGTTTCTTAAACAATGAATATGTACGTTGTACAAACAACCCTATTCACGTTAACCAAGTTATTCGAGGGCAAACATCTATTAAGTGGTTCAATGTTGAAAATCCTGTCCCAGTAACGGCTGGAGGCACAAAATGGTCTATCAACTTTAATGTTGAAGATGATTTGTTCTATCAGGCTGTGGATTTGTATATTTTCAACTCAGGAACTTCAAGTGGAACAATTGTTGTTCAGCTAGATGGCGTTGATTTAACACAAAGAAACGTGTCAGCAAGCGGTACAGTCAATGCGTTGAATAATCTAACGAGTATTCAAAAGCTGACTAGAGGGGCGCATACTTTGCGTATTATTGATACTACTGGCGCATTCTCTTGTGCGTTTTGGCGCATTGGATTTAAGTGTATATAGCATGTGATAAATCACCACAAGTTTTATCTTATTTAAGGATGTTTCTTGTAGTGTTATTATAAGTAAAACTTATATAGGATGAATCTATAGTGGATTTTGTTAGCATGATTCTGGAGTGGCTAAAAGCTCATGTAGGCGTAATATTTATGGGGGTGGCTGGAGCAACAGTCACCGCCCTAGTGCCTTCTGGCAAGCCGTTAGCTGAACGAGTTATTAGCTGGGTTGTTGGTGTCATATTGTGTGCAGCACTTTCAACACCAACGGCTGGGCTTCTAACTGGTGGTGGCTATGTCGAAGTTTTCGGCTTTATTTACGGAATGGGTGGCATTACGTTAGCAAAAATGCTAATTAAAGCTATCGAAAAGCGTAGTAAGGTAGAGATTGAATCTAAAACGGGAGTGAAGTTAGATGATGACGTTTCTTAATTACCTAAGCTTTTTTTTGATTACTGGCAGCTTGATGTTTGTGGTATTTCATCCAAAAATTAGCTTCCCCGTTCATGTCGATGTAATCATGTTTATGCTTGCGATTGGTGTTACTGCAATGTTCATCAATACACTACAAGGCAGAGATTTTTACGGACACATGCAAGACGCTGAAATATTAGTCCGTCTTGGTCTTGGTTGCTTAACAGTCCGATTTATTCATGAATACTTAAAGGTGAAGAAACATGAAAATGACTAAGGGTGGATTCGCTATTCTTAGAGACTCTCTAGGAAGGCTAACAGAAAGCCAAGTTGCTGAAATCAACTTCATCGTGGATGCAATGGATAAAGATAAGTCTATATCTTATTCACAAGGTGCATATGTGTTAGCAACAACATGGTGGGAAACAGCAAAAACCATGTTGCCTATTTCTGAATATGGAAAAGGAAAGGGGAGGCCTTATGGAACATGGTACAAAAATAGTAAAGATCAATTGTACACCTTCAAAGATGGGTCAAAGACTACGGCTTATTTGCAAGAATCCTACCCGCATTTATATTATGGTCGTGGCTACGTTCAGCTTACTTGGTTTGATAACTATGAGAAAGCTTCTAAAAAACTAGAACATGACTTTTTGTCAAATCCAGACGATGTTATGAAAAAAGAATATGCAATCCAAATTCTTTTAACTGGCATGAAGGAAGGTTGGTTTACTGGTAAAAAGCTATCTGACTATATCTATCAATCTAAAAAGGATTATGTTAGTGCAAGACGAATCATTAATGGATCAGATAAAGCGCAAAAGATTGCTGAAATCGCTCTTATTTTTGAGCGTGCTTTGCGTAGCTTGTAGTGGCTGCACCGCCCGCTCAATCAAAAATAACATTCACGTTGTTGTTTGCGTTCAATGTGTGAATTAAGAAAGCCCCATTACGGGGCTTGTTTTTATTTCTTAATCAACCTTACTGCTGTAGCACCAAATTCATCACAAGCAGCATTCCATCCAAACTTGTGACCCTTTTCAAAACCATTTTTATAAAAAGCATAGAAACAACGCCAATGCTTATCTATATTTTCATCTTCAAATTTATAACGATGCTTATCGCAATCTTGATAATTCATATTAGATGCATCTACACCTAGAAAACCCAATGACTTTACAAATTTATCAAGCACTGTAGTTTCCCTCCATTGAGTCTTGATAGATTTTTAAAACATCATTGTAATTTTTATCCGTACTTTTTACAAATACCCCATTCCATAGAATCCCTTTACGGTCCTTGATGTCATTGTAGGCGATTTGGACGCATCCTTCTAAATCCAAACCTGTTTTTAAACAGAATGATAGTAATGCTGTGATGCAATCTGCAAAACACTCTTTATCCTGTTCTGCTGAAAATTGAGATAACGCATAACCTAAAGTTACAATAATATCCTTTGGCTCGTATTCTACATCAGCAACCTTAAATTCGACTTTACTAAAACCTAGATTTAATTGCTTTGCCATAATAGTCAACACTACAAATACATCGCCAACCCCATCAATAATTCCATCTAAATTTGATTTTGCAATTGAGTCTGCAAGCTCACCAAACTCACTGAACAACTTCATAGCTTGGTCAATTGGCTTTGAACCTTTAATAATATTACGATCTGATGCCCATTGCTCGATTTGTTTAATTAACTGTTCCATTACTTTCTCCACCAAATTTTTTCACGAATAGGATTAAATTTACGTTGATCATCTTGTTTTCTTTGCACGTATCGTTTTCTCTTGTATGCCTCATATAAATATAAGACAACCACAAAAACAAAACTCAATGCAAAGGATAATAAAATCATTGCTATTGGATTCATTTTGGTCTTTCCTCTAGGCTTTCTCTCCAGCTTCCTTGATAGGCAGGCATCCAACCATTGTATGGAAAATACAGAAAATCCGAAGTGTGCATGAATTTCCCAAACTCCTTTTCTTCCGGCATCGAGCTATATCCAAATACCACGCCATTACTATCTGTTGCAATCCAATTAACTTCTTTCGGCACACTGGACCAATCATATTTACTCATCTCTTTAACTCCAAATATCGTTGCCCTCTATTACGCATCACTTCTAACGCGCCTTCACGTTTTAAATTCTTGATAAATTCCACTCCATATTTAAGCCATTGCGTTAAAAACAATTCATATCGCTCTTTGCAATAGTCGTTAATTTCATAATGATCAGCATCCGAAAAATAAATTTCAGCCACCTTTCCGTTTTTACGCATAACAATATTGCCTTTACGCTCGTTTAAGTTGTGGCCGCCTTTCTGCATCCAAACAACAAACATAAAGACTAGTGACTCTTTTATTTTCATTTATCCTCCAAAAACTAAAGTCTTGGCATACTCTCGAGCCATTTCGACTTTTAGTTTAATTAAGTCAATTTTCTTTTGATCATATTCAACCTTATACGATGAAATACGATCACTAGGATTCATTTCTAAAACATAATCAATATGCAAATATTCATCATCATATCGAGTTAAGCACTCTTTAGGTGTTGGCATTAGGATAAAATCAAGATAAGCCTCATTAATAATTTTCGGCTCGTAATCGTGATTCTCTCTTAATAGATTCATATATCCCAATTGTTGCCAATCATAACCAGCATCTAAAGCCTTACTCTCAATATCCTCTTTAAAATACTCCATAGTCCAATATGACCACGGACACTTTGTATCACGTATTGCTGTGTTAGTAATAATGTCTGGTTCGCCAGTAATCCAGTCATTAGTAAAGCGAATCGTATTTTTTTCAGCACTAATAAACTTCTGTTGCATCAAAAACAAGATTGCGTCATCTTCAACTAAATTCCCTTTTCTTGTCTCTTTACTTCCAGTAAACTTGCTTGGAGCCTTATGTCTTAACTGCCTAACTTTTTCCTTGACCAATGTTTTAGCAGTAGCCGATAAAGTTATATCCAAAAGATCATCTAAAATCTTTTGTTCTTCATCGGTACGTTTTTTCTTTGCCTTTATTGATTGAACTTCTTCTGTGAGAAATGCAGAGTCAATAGACTTTGCATTTCCCATTAGTCGATGTAGTTCAGAACATCGAAAAATTAGATTCATAGCGCCTCAACTATTTTCTTTTGTTCTTCGCTTAATGCGTAAATATCTGGATTTAAAGCATGCTCTTTAGTTAAACTGCCAGCTTCAATAGCCGCCACGAATTGTGGGAATTGATCCTCAGAAATCAATCGAGCTAATGGCTTTTCACCCTCTTGATCATTATCAACATATGAAGCTTCGCCATCTTCATTAATCACAGCTTGATCAAATTCAATCGCTTGTTGAAGCTCAACCGACATAGGCGCATATTTTGAGATAAGCAACTTAATAACAGTCTTTTGACACATTGCATCCCAATTCTGATGCCATACAGAATAGCTTTGCCCTTTCGACTTTGCGGTCTTATACGTCTGACTATACTTGCTTGCATGCTGCTCAAGATCCTCATTAGTCATTGTTAAATGAGCTTCAAACCCTGTCACAGTCTCAAGATAAGCCAGATACCCAATAACTTCGCCACTAACCTTTTGTGGGATGAATGAAGTTAAACGAGCTTTTACGCTTTCTTCTGTGTCAGTGTCATAAACCGCAATTGAGGCAATCTTTTTAATCTGACCAGAGCGTTGTGCTAATTGCAAGTAGCCTTTCCACCCCATCTGAAATTGTGCTTCTTGATTGCCAGTTTGTCGATTTTTGAACGGAACAATATAAGCAAAACCAAGATTGTTATTTAGTGGCAAATTAAGCGCACAAGCCGTATAAACAGCGCCTATTACAGATTCAGGAGTTGATTGCGCCAATAACCCGTTTGAATTAATAACCTGCATTACAGACGTAATATAGCTATCAGATTTACGCCCTATCATTTCTTCAATGCGTTTCATCACCGATGGATTGCTAAGCGTTTGTTTAATCGCTAATGCATTTTGTTTTTGCTGCTGTGTTAGATTACTCATTTAGAAACCTCCAATAATTTAAGTAATGTTTCCTGTCTTTCCTGATGCTGAATCTCTCGATATTCATGCATACGTTTTCTGTATTCTTTCGAGTCAATTACGTTCATTTGATAAGCTGTTTCGATTGACCAGAAGTAAGCGTCTGCACCATGTTCTTTTACGTCATCAAGCCAACTCATTCCATTTTCTCCGAAATTTCATTTTCAATAACTTGAACAATGTTTGATACTTCTTCGCTAGGTAAAACGTAGTCTTCTGTTTCACCATCTTCGTTAAAAACCTTAACGTCATTTACAGATTCAATTTCAACATCATTCCATGATTGGAATCCGTTGCCATCTTTAAAAAATCGGCCCTCAAACTCAACTTCTAAAATCAAATCACCAGACTTAATGGCAGCTACGTTATGCTCCATATCTAACGATTCAATTTCGTATGGACCTGTAATAACTGGTTTACCCGAACATGCAACTAACGCAACAGAAGCAGCTAAAATCAATGCATTTTTCATAATGTTTACCCCTTGTTTATATTCTCAATAGTAAATGAATTATATGAATGTGTCAAGCGTAAATATTAAAAAAGCTCCCGAAGGAGCTAATTTTTTACCAACTAGACGAGTCACAGGACGAACTACTAGATGAATCATAACTTGAGCTACTAGAAGAGTCGCAATTACTTGATGATGAGCTATAACTATCAAGGCTAGACATTGTGGCATAATATCCAATTGGGTTTGTTGGATTCATATAATCATTAGACTGGTAGCTTGATTTGCTCGAGCTTTGTCCATTTCTTAAATCAGATTTAGAGGATTTTTCTTTTCTCTCTTTTCTTACATTAATGCCAAATTCATTTAACCTTTTTTCAGCCTTAATGTCATCATATTCCTCAAAATAACAACGAGAAGTATCTAATGTTTCCAGTGTTTTGGCATTTGTATATGTCGCCAAATGTCTATTTGTTCTTTTGCAATAAATTAAATATTTCATTTCAATCCACACCCTGAACATTTATGATTTAAAAACAATTTGTACTTGCAACAAATCTTACAAAACTCAACCACCGATAGAGCCCTTCAAGAAGAATAGTGCTGTTAGAATCACAATGACAATCAGAATAATGATTCGTTCGCGCTTGATCTTTGATTTAAGGCCAGCAACATCTGATTCAGACTGCTTGTATTGATTAACAAAATAATAAAGCCTATCAGCTGTATGCTGATTGGTTTCTGTTAAAAGCAAAATTTGATCATCTTTATCAGCCAATGCTTTCACATCCTTATCATGAATTTTCTTGGCCTCATCGTTTTGCTTGATCAAACCGCTGATTGCCAAGTCTTTACTTTCGATGATCTTTTTAAGATTCGCGATTTCTTTGTCTTTCGATTCAAGTTCATCGGCAAGATTTGAGACAAAAGAATCATTAACTTCTGGCTGATTTAGCAATTTATCCAACTCGGCAATAACCTTATTCTGAACCTTCTCGCTTTGCAGCTGGTTAAGCATTTTAGCGATATAGGGGCGAGACTTACCCATCTTTAAAGATAATTCACTATTGTTTAAACCAAGTTCTTTTTTTGCTTGGTGGATTTTTTTGATCATGTCGTTCATATGGTTTTTCATAAAATATTCAAAATCAAATGTTGGAGATCCATATACCGTTCTGTGATTTAAATATTTATAAAATTCATTTCTATAACAACCAATAGTTAAATCAAAATCT